TTAAAGCACATTTACCCAAATGGATTAAAAATTAGCCGAAACATCATAAAAGATGCTTCGGCTTATTTGTCGGTTGGGGTTTTGCAAAGGTTTCACATTGTGATTGTGATGGACAGCATAGACCAAGCCTATCCGATGTTGGAGGCGATTAAGGCGGAGCTGGCGTTTAATCCGCGGCTGCTGGCGGATTTCCCGGAAGCCTGCGGCCAAGGACGGGTGTGGCAGGCGGGTACAGTGGTCACCACCAACGACATCAAGGTACAGGTGGCGGGCAGCGGCAAAAAGCTGCGCGGTCTGCGCCACGGGCCTTACCGTCCGGACCTGACCATTTTGGACGACATCGAGAACGACGAGCAGGTGCGCAGTCCGGAACAACGCGACAAGCTGCATGCCTGGCTCACCAAAACCGTGCTGCCTTTGGGCGGTGTGGGGCAGAAATACGATGTGGTGTATATCGGCACCATTCTGCACTACGACAGCGTACTTGCCCGCACCTTGAAAAACCCGTTTTGGACCACGGTGAAGTTTAAAGCCATGCCCGCCTGGCCGGAGCGTATGGATTTGTGGGAGCGCTGGGAAGCCTTGTACCGCAATGAGGGTGAAGCGGTGGCGGATGCGTTTTATCAGGCCCATCAGGCTTTGATGGATGCGGGTGCGCAGACTTCGTGGGCAGCCCGCGGGGTGTTGGCCTTGATGAAAATCCGTGCCCGCGACGGCCATGCCACTTTTGACAGCGAATATCAAAACGACCCGGTATCGGGCGATGCGGCGCCGTTTGCGGAAAGCCTGGCATTTTGGGTGCAACGCGACGACCAATGGGTGTTTTACGGTGCCTGCGATCCGTCTTTGGGCAAGGCCGGTGCCGGACGTGATCCCTCCGCCTTGCTGGTGGGCGGTTTCAACCGCAAAACCGGGGTGCTGGATGTGGTGGAGGCCAGCATACGCAAGCGTCTGCCCGACCGCATTATTGAAGATGTGATTGCCTTGCAACGGCAATACCGCTGTTTGTTGTGGGGCATTGAAACGGTGCAGTTTCAGGAATTTTTGAAAACCGAGCTGGTGAAACGCGGTGCGGCGGCGGGTGTGCCGATACCGGCACGCGGCATCAAGCCCAACAGTGACAAGGCATTGCGTATTGAAAGCCTGCAACCGCATATGGCCAACGGTCTGATCCGCCTGCATCCGGGGCAAAGTACGCTGATCAGGCAGCTGCGGCATTTCCCGATGGCCGACCACGACGACGGTCCGGACGCGCTGCATATGTTGTGGATGTTGGCCACCAGCGGTTTTGGTGCGGTGGATTATATTCCGGTGCCGCGCCGGGAAGGTGGCGGTGACGGCGGGCTGTCTTTGGGTGGCGGTGCGTGGTAAAGCATGTGCCGCAATGCCTGCTGAAGGTGCTCAAACGGTTTCAGGCTGCCTGAAAACAGACAATCACGGTAAGAACCCTCTTGCCGTGATTTTTTTATGTCTATTACCCGCCAATTAAAAGCCGCTTTAGCAGCGGTAACCGGTGTCAAAACGCCACCCAAGCACAATCAGAGCGCCTTGCTGGCCAAAAGCCGCGGCACCTTTGCCGAACATCCGAGCAAAGGACTGACGCCGCAACGGCTGCACCAGATACTGGAGGCCGCCGAAGACGGCGATGTGACGGCGCAAGCGGCGCTGTTTGCGGATATGGAAGAAAAGGACGGCCATATCTTTGCAGAAATGAGCAAACGCAAACGGGCGGTGATGGGCTTGGACTGGCATGTGACGCCGCCGAAAAACGCCAGCGCGGCAGAACGCGCTTTGGCCGAAGAGGTGGGCGCGTGGCTGTATGCGCTGGATGATTTTGAAACCCTGCTGTTTGACCTGCTCGACGCTCTGGGTCACGGCTTTGCCGCGGTGGAGATTGCCTGGCGGCAGACAGACGGCTTGTGGCTGCCGGAAAAGTTTGTGCACCGGCCGCAAGGCTGGTTTGTGCTGAAAGACGACCATATCCGCTTGGCCGGAGTCAACGGTGCGCCACCGCAGGATTTGTGGCCTTTGGGTTGGATGGTGCACCGCCATCAGGCACGCAGCGGACTGACTGCCCGCGGCGGTTTGATGCGTACCCTGGCATGGCCGTATCTGTTTAAGAATTATGCGGTGCGCGATTTGGCCGAATTCTTGGAAATCTACGGTCTGCCGGTGCGGGTGGGCAAATATCCCGCCGGTGCCAGCGACGAGGACAAACGCACGCTGCTGCGTGCCCTGACAGGCATCGGCCACAATGCGGCGGGGATTATCCCGGAAACCATGATGCTGGAGCTGCTGCATGCGGCCTCGGGCGGCGGCGATACCTTTATGACCATGACGGACTGGTGCGAGCGCACGCAGTCCAAGGTGATTTTGGGCGGCACGCTTACCAGCCAGGCAGACGGCAAAACCAGCACCCATGCTTTGGGTGCCATCCACAACGAGGTACGGCATGATTTGCTGGTATCCGATGCGCGGCAGCTGGCGGCCACGATTACCCGGCAGCTGATTTGGCCGCTGTTGGCGGTAAACAAAGGCATTACCGACCCGGCACGCGCACCTTATCTGGAATTTGACACCCGCGAGCCGGAAGACATGCGGGCGTATGCGGAAAGCCTGCCGGAACTGGTGGGCTTGGGCATGCAGATTCCTTTGGAATGGGCGCACGAAAAGCTGGCCATTCCGCAAGCGGCGGAAGGCGAAACGGTATTGGCCGTGCCGCGTCCGGAAATGACGCCGCCGTCGTCGGTACGGCAAGCGGCTACGGCCGCCCGTTACCGGCAGGTGGCCCTGAACCGGCGCGGCGAACTGGTGTATCCGGATCAGGCCGCCGTGGATGCCGGTGCGGATGCCTATCTGGCACAGGCAGACCTGCCCGCGCAGTTGGAACCGCTGATCAAGGCTCTGGGCCAAGCCGTGGCCCGCGGCCAGAGCTATGAGGAGGCGGCAGCACAATTGGAAGCCGCCTGGCCGGGACTGGATACGCGCCAGTTGCAGGAAGCTTTGGGCCGGGTGTTGTTTGTGGCGGATTTGTGGGGGCAGATCGGTGGCCGGTAAGGCGGATTTGGGTTTTGCCTTTACGCTGACCCCGGAAAAGGCGGTGCGCTATTTTGAAAGCCTGGGCTATGCGGTACCGGACAACTGGCCGCAACAGGCCCGCGAGGCCGCGGCCAAGGGACAGAGCATTGCCGGTATTTACCGGCAGGACATTGTGGGCGAAATGTACCGCAGCATGACAGACGCAGCGCGTGAGGGCGTGCCGTTTGCGCAATGGCGGCAAAACATGCTGCAACGCTTCGGCACCATGGGTCTGCATTGGGATAAAGCCGGAGACTTGGCCGACACCACCAGCGGCGAGGTGTTGGGTACGGGGCTGACCCAGGCACGCTTGGAAACCGTTTACCGCACCAATATGCAGAATGCCTTTATGGCGGGACGTTGGCAGGAGTTGCAAAACACCAAAGCCTATATGCCCTATCTGCAATATACGGCGGTGATGGACAGCCGCACCCGTCCGCGCCACCGCGAACTGCACGGACTGATTTACCATATCGACGATGTGTTTTGGGATTATTTCTATCCGCCCAACGGCTTTAACTGCCGTTGCACGGTCACGGCGTACAGCGCCCGCGACTTGGAAAAACGCGGTTTGGCGGTGAGTGAAGGCGGCGGACAGATAGAAGACGTGCACCGGGTGGTGAACAAACGTGGCGATACCGTACCCGCCAAGGCACTGCGCCTGCCGGACGGACGCAGTTTCTCGGCGGATGCCGGATTTGAAGGCAATGTGGGCAAGCGCCATTTGGCACAGCTGGGACAACTGCAATTGCAGCGGGCGGTGGATTTGCCGCCCAGAGTAGCCAGCATGGCAGTGGGCGAGGCTTTGAAACAGCCGACTTTTTTTAAAGCACTCAGTGACCAATTCAAACAGCGTTTTGATTATTTGCAAGCCGGTAATCATGGTACTAACCAAATCATGCATGTGGGTGTTTTACCGCTGGCGTTACTAGAAGCTTTGGAAAGACGGAATATCCTGCCGCAATCCGCTGTCATCAGCATGGGCGATGCCGATATTACCCACGCGCTGAGAGAGCTTAAGACAAATGCAGGTAAAGCCCTACCTAAGGACACAATCAGGAATGTTCCGGAATTGTTGATGAATCCGGACGCGGTTTATCTGCAAAAAAAGGACAGTCCGCCGACGTTATGGTTTATTTATGAAACAGAGCAGGGAAAGTTGGTTTTGCTTGTGGACAAGCCGAATCGAAAAACCAAAGAGGTAATGAATATTGTCAGAACCGGTGGGAAAATCAGGAATTGGAAAGAGGCGTTAAGCCAGCATGAGTTGATTTGGGGCAATGCGCCAACCGATATGTAATAGAGTTTGGGAGTGAAATAAGCAAGGGCGTCGGGATTCGAACCCGCATAATATGGGAAACCCATAACCGTTACCAGTTGGAAACTACCCTTGCTTATTTTGATAACAGTATAAATATGATTGAAATCGAAATCAACTGTGACGCGGTGCAAAAGCTGCTAAACCAAGCTGCGGAGGGCTTGCAGAACAGCGCTCCGCTGATGGCGGTGGTGGCGGCACGGATGCGGCGGGCGGTGGACGACAATTTCAATGCCCAAGGCCGTCCGGCCTGGGCGGGCATCAAACGCCCCGGCACCATCCTGCAAGACAGCGGCCGTTTGCGCAACAGCATTACCGAGCAGAGCGATGCCGACAGCGCGGTGGTGGGTACCAATCTGGCCTATGCTCCTTACCATCAGTTCGGCACCCGCGCTTATACCATACGCCCGAAAAACAAAAAACGGCTGTATTGGCAAGGCGCCCGCCATCCGGCACGGGCGGTGAGCCACCCCGGTTTGAAAGCACGCCCGTTTCTGGTACTGACACCGGCAGACGAAGAAGATTTGGTGGAGAGTGTACGCGATTATCTGGCCACCGTATGCGGCTTGCCGCCGGAGTAAAACGCCATCCGCCCAAAAACGCCTCTTAGGGCGTTTTTCTTGTTTGGGCAGGCTTGGGTATTACCCAAGGCCAAACCCCCTCTAAAAACGGCGCTTAACAGGCTTTTAACAGCACTCGCGCTTATCCCGCCCGTACCCCGTGCCGACCATCTGAAATGCTTCAGTGTTTTTTGCGCTTTGCGGAGCCGCACAATGGCGCCATGAATACGAAAGCATCCGCCCCTCTGATTGCCGCCTGTGCCGTGGAACTTTCCGGCACGGCCGACCGCATCCAGCTGTTTCCGGCCGGGGAGTTCCGCGCCAATGACGGCCGCCCGGCCGATGCACCCTGCTGGCGCATGACGGCAGCACTGGCGGCGCCTTTGGTGACGGCGCTGAACAGCCGTCCGGTAAGGCTGATGGTGGATTACGAACACCAGACGCTGTATGCGGCCAGCAACGGCCAACCCAACCCGGCTTCGGGCTGGCTGGGCCGTTTCGAGTGGGTGGAAGGCCGCGGTCTGTTTGCCGAGGTGGAATGGACGGCGGCGGCGAAAAAGCGCATTGCCGAAGGCGAATACCGCTATATCTCGCCGATGTTCCAATATCTGCCCAACGGTGACATTACCGCCCTGCTGCCGCCCGCGCTGACCAATACCCCCGCTTTGGACGATCTGGACCCGGTGGCTCTGGCCGCTGCGTCCAGACTGTTTATGACCCCCGAACCTGAAAAGGAAACCCCCATGAATGAAGCATTAAAGCAGATGCTGGCACTGCTGGGCCTGCCTGAATCCGCCACCGAGGCGGAGCAGCTGGCGGCGGTGCAACAGCTGGCCCAAACCGCCGACGGTAAGCCTTTGGACGAGCTGTTGGCCGCCCAAACCGCCGACAAAGCGGAAGGCGGCGCCGAGGCGGACAAAGACGCGAAGCCTGCCGCCGAAGCCGCCGCTGCGGCGAATGATGCCGAAGCCTTGGCCGCGGCATCGGCACAAACCGTGCCCTTGGACGTGCTCAAAGGCCTGCAACAGCAAGTGGCGGCCCTGAGCCGGCAGCTGGCACAACGGGAAGCCGACAAAACCCGGCAACTGATTACGGCGGCTTTGTCCGACGGCCGTTTGCTGCCCGCACAGAAAGCTTGGGCGGAAGGTTTGGGCAAGACCCACCCGCAAGCCCTGGCCGATTTTCTGGCCACCGCGCAACCGGTGGCAGCCTTGAGCGGCATGCAGAGTGCCGGTCTGTCTGCCGCAACGGCGCAAAACGGCCTGACGGCAGAAGAAGCCGAGGTGGCGGCCGCGCTGAATATCAGCCCCGCCGATTATGTGAAAGCAAAGGAGTAATCCATGATTATCACCCCCGCCAGCCTTAAAGCCCTGATGACCGGCTTTAAGAAAAACTACCAGGACGGTCTGCAGATTGCCGACAGCCAATACCGCGACATTGCCACTGTGGTGCCGTCTTCCACCGCCAGCAATACCTATGGTTGGCTGGGCCAGTGGCCGGGCTTTCGCGAATGGGTGGGCGACCGTGTGTTTAACGACATGCAGGCGCACGCTTATTCGATTGCCAACAAGCACTACGAAAGCTCGATCAAGGTCGGCCGCAACGATATTGAAGACGACAATATCGGCATTTACGCACCCCTGTTTACCGAAATGGGCCGTGCCGCCGCGGTGCATCCGGACGAGCTGGTTTTCGGTCTGCTCAAAAACGCACACAACACTTTGTGCTACGACGGCCAGAACTTTTTCGATACCGACCATCCGGTGGCCGAAAAAGTGGACGGCACCGGCAACAGCACTACGGTGAGCAATGTGTATTCCGGCGCGGGTGCCGCATGGTATCTCTTGGATACCAGCCGTGCGTTAAAGCCGTTTATCTTCCAAGAACGCAAGGCGATGAATTTCACCGCCATGACCCGCGATGACGACGAGAGCGTATTTATGCGCAACGAGTTCCGCTACGGCGTGGACGGTCGTCACAACGTGGGCTTGGGTTTCTGGCAGATGGCGGCCAAATCCACCGAAGAGCTGAATGCGGCCAATTTCGCCAAGGTGTACACCGGCATGGTGAGCCAAAAAGCCGACGGTGGCCGTCCGCTGGCCATCCGCCCGACCCTGCTGGTGGTGCCGCCCACGCTGGAAGACGCCGCCCGCCAGATTCTGGAAGCGGAACGCACTGCGGCAGGCCAAAGCAATATCCACAAAGGCAAAGCCAAGGTGCTGGTATCGCCCTGGTTGCTTTAATCCGGCTTGAACAGGCTTTTAAAAGACGGTGGCGGACCCGCCCGCCACCGCCAAGGAGTGCGAAATGACGCGTAAGAGAAGCACTAAAACCACGACCGCCGATGCGGCGAACGAAACCGCGCCGGTATGGGCCGCCAGTGGCGAGGCACCGCCGGAGGATGCCACAGCGGTGGCGGTGCAAACCCGCAGTGCCGAACGCTTTTTCCGTTGCGGTTTGCAGTTTAGCCGTGAATGGCGTTTTGTGAGCCGCGACAGCCTGAGCGCGACGGATTGGCAACGGCTGCTGGCCGAGCCGCATCTGCGTGTGCAAGGCGTGACGCGGACAGCCGCACCGTCCGAAACCGATGAGGGTGTGCCGCAATGAGCTATGCCACCGTTGAAGATATGGCCGCCCGTTTCGGCGAAAGCGTGCTGATCCAACTGACGGATCTTGCCCGCCGCGGCCAAGTGGATACGGCGGCGGCACAGATGGCTTTGGATGACGCTACGGCGGAAATGGACGGTTATCTGGCCCGTTATACCCGCCCCTTCGCCACGGTGCCGCGCATCCTCACGGTGTATTGCTGCGACATTGCCCGTTACCGTCTGGCCACCGGCATGCGCCAACTGACCGACGATGTGCAGAGCCGTTATGACGCGGCTGTGGCCTATCTGCGGCTGGTGGCCAAAGGCCAGGCCGGTTTGAGCGGGCTGCCTGAAAACAGTGCCCCGGCAGCCGACAGCACGGTGGTGTTTGCGGAGCCGCAACAAAAGGTGTTTGGCCGTGATCGCCCGTATTGAAGCCGCCCTGATCGAACGCCTGCGCCAAGGCTTGGGCGAATTGGTGACCGGCGTACATGCCTACGGCGGCGAGTTGGATGACGAAGGTTTGTACCAAGTGGTGCAGCAGATGCCCGCCGTGTGGGTGACCTTTGGCGGCATAGGCAAAACCGAACCGGTAAAAACCAACCGCAACAAGCATACGGCGCACGCCAAGTTTGTGGTGATGGTGGCAGCGAAATCCTACCGCAGCGAAGCGGCCAGCCGTGCAGGCGGCGTATCGCGTTGGGAAATCGGCAGTTACGACTTGCTCTATGCGGTGCGGCGTTTGTTGGCCAATCAGGATTTGGGCTTGAGCATGGACGCTTTGCAACCGGGGGCGGTGCGTACTTTGTTCAACGGCCGCTTGGAACGTGCCGAAGCCATGAGTGTGTTTGCCTGCGAATTTTCCACGCACTGGATTGAGGAAGCCCTGCCCAACGGCCGCTGGCCGGAAATCCCGCAACGGGTGCAGACCGACCCGGCAAGCGGTGCGGTGCTGACCGATGCCGAAGGCCAACCCTTAACCCTGCCGGATGTGCAACACCCCGATTATGTGTTTGCAGACTACAGCGGCGCCACGAGCGCGGCAGAACCGTATCTGACCGGCGTGCGGCTGCATGTACACCGCCACCCCGGCCCGAAAACCGAGGCGGAATTAAGCGCCGAAGTCCCTACACAGTTTTAAGGAGTATGAGATGCCCACCCTGTATGTGAAAGCCGCGCCCGGACTGCGGGTGCCGATGGAAGACAAGGCACGCCGCCATATCGGCGATACGCCGGTGACCGTGCCGGAAAGCGCTTATTACCTGCGCTGTATCGAATACGGCGATTTGATCCGCGTCTCCCCCGAGGCGCCGAAAGCTAAAGGAGCGAAATAATGGCCAGTGCCAATATCACCTTTGACAAAATCCCCGCCAGCACCCGCAAACCGGGTGTGTACGCGGAGTGGAACCTCAAGCTGGCAGTACGCAACCTGCCTACCAACCGCCAACGTGTGGTGCTGATTGCCCAGCATACCGCGGCCGATTTGGGCGGGGTGTCCGAATTGGCAGACGTGTACAGCGCTGCCGATGTGGCCGAGCGTTGCGGTGCGGGCAGCCAGGCGCACTTGATGGCCGCCGCCGCGATTAAGGCTTACCCCTATGCGGCCTTGAGCATGATTACCCTGGGCGACCATGCCGGCGGTGTGGCGGCCTCGGGCAGCATTGCCTTTACAGGTCCCGCCACCACGCAAGGGGTGTTGCGGCTGAGCATTGCCAACCACGACACGCTGATGATCGGCGTGGCCGCAGCCGATACCGGCGCTACGGTGGCCGCGGCGGTGAAAGCCGCGGTGGATGCCAAACCGGATTTGCCGGTTGCGGCCACCGTAAGCGGCGGTACGGTGACGCTGACCGCCAAAAACAAGGGCACCGAAGGCAACCATATCCGCATCCGCGCCACCGCCACCGCCGCGGGCTTGGGCATGGCCGTGACGCCTTTGAGCGGCGGCGACGCCAATCCGGACATTGCCCCGGCATTGGCGGCGATTGTGGCTGAGGGACACGACATTATTGCCTGCGGCATCCGTGATGCGGCCAATTTGGCCAAGCTGCGCGACCATTTGGAAACCGTGGGCTCGCCCATGGAAAAACGCTGGGCGGTGGCGGTTTACGGCGACACCGGTACTTTGGCGCAAGCCACCACCCAAGCGGGACAACTGAACCACGGCCATATGTTGTGTGCCTGGTATCGCGGTACACCCAGCCTGCCGTGTGAATTGGCCGCGGCCTATGCGGCGGTGATGGCCAGCGAGGAAGATCCGGCACGTCCGCTGAACACCCTGGCGCTGTCCGGCATCGGCGTGTGCGACAGCCGCGACAAAACCATGCGCACCGAGCAGGAAAACGCCCTTTATAACGGTGTGGCACCGGTGGAGACCAGTCCGGACGGCAGCCGCGCCCAAATTGTGCGCGCCATTACCACCTATACGCAAACCGCCAACGGCGCCGCCGATGAAAGCCTGCTGGATGTCACCACGGTGCGCACGCTGATTTATGTGTCCAAGGCCTGCGTGCAACGCATCCAATTGCGTTTCCCGCGCGAAAAGCTCTCCGACAAAACGCCGCCGCGGGTACGCAGCGAGCTGATCGACGTGCTGATGCGTTGCGAAGAGCTGGAAATCTTGGAACAGGTGGAAGCCAATCTGCCGCGTCTGATTGTGGAGCGCGACTTGCAGAATGTGGGCATGCTCAATGCACGCATCCCCGCCGATGTGGTCAACGGCCTGCATGTGGTGGGCATGGTGATGGATTTGTATTTGTAAGGGACTGAAACATGGCAACCGAATATGTGGGCAGCGTAACGCTGTATGTGGATGCGGCCGAGGTGGAAATCACCAAGATCGACGTGAAGGACAATACCGGCCGCAAACCGGTGAAAACCATGAACCGCACCCGCCGCACCAAGGGCTTTACCCGCGGCGTGGGCCAATACGACATCAGTGCCACGGCGGTGGTGCCGACCGACGGCAGCGCACCGAACTGGGGCGATATCGACGACGCCAAGATTACCCTGGTGCCGGACGTGCCCGGCGCGGCGCCGGAAAGCTATCTGGGCTTTTGCGTGACCGAGGTGGGCAAAAGCTATACGGTGGACAACGAGCTGGTGGTGGACATTAGCGGCTTTGCGGTGCGCAAGGTGTTGGAATAGGCTGCCTGAAAGCCGGTGCAATAAATACTTGCACCGGTTTTTGCATCGGTAGTATTATACAGACAGGGTCTCAAAAGCCCTTATCGAAACCGGCGCCACAGTCGTCAATGTGGATTTTTTGTGCCTGCCGTATGCGCTCCCACGCCGTGCGGCACAAAAAAGGCAGTACCTTTCTTTCCATGGCCGGGGGTGTAGCTAATACAACACCCTGTGGGAAATACGCTCGGGCGAGTTTCGACGCCTTTTGAGCCCCCGGCCGCCCGCCCCAAGGCGGGCCTCCCTCAAAAGGAATCGAAACATGTCTCACCTGATTCAAAGTGCCCGTTTCCGGGACAATATCGTTGTTTCCATCCACGACCACCACAACCAGTTCTGGCTGACCGCCGAAGATGTCGGCCGTTGCCTGGGTTATGCCCCGGGTAATGAGCGTGTTGGCATCACCCGTGTCTATAACCGCCATGCGGACGAGTTTCTGCCGGAAGATTCAACTGTGGTCAAATTGACCACAGTTGATGAAAAACAAAGGGATGTGCGTGTTTTCTCCAAAACCGGCTGCATCAAGCTGGGCTTTTTCTCCGCCACCCAAACCGCCAAGGAGTTCCGCACTTGGGCGGCGCGGGTATTGGCGGGCGGCAGTGCCGATGCGGCCATGTTGGAAAAATACAAAGCCGCCTTTATCCAAGCCGCGCCGCAAGAGGCCAAGCTGATCGAGTATTACCGCAAGGGGCTGACGCTGAGCGAAATCGGCAAGCTCTTGGATTTGGCGCCGGGCAGTGTGGCGCACCGCCTGAAAAAGCTGGCGGAGCTGGATTTGGTGGATTACCGTCCGGATCCGGTTTTGAGCGCGCGCGGCAAACGCGGCCGTGCGCAAATGCTGGCCAACCGCGCCCAACACACTTTGAATCTGGAGGATTAAGCCATGCTGACCCCGGAACAAGATTTGGCCGTGGAACTGTTTACCACCCGCGACGCGCTGCGCTATGTGGCGGAAAACCTCACCGCCTACAACTACCGCCCCGATTTGGCCGCCTGCAACCTGCTGCTGATTGCCGAGCAGCTTTCCCGCCAAATCGAGCAGTTTGAATCTTTAAGCGGCCATACCTCCTGAAGCGCCTCAAGCGGCTGCCTGAAAGCCTTTAAACGACAATAAAACCTCTTTTATTGGTTTTATCCGTTTAAAGGCTTTTTTTATGTCCGCAAAAAACACCCCCGATTTGTCCGCAGAACTGGCCGCCGCTGTGGCGGAGTACGGTTTGGCCGTGGCCGAAGACCGGCGCACGGTTTCAGGCAGCCTGGCTTTCGGCGTCGAGCACGAGGGCGCATGGCATTTTGATTTTGTGATGCGTCTGCCGACGGTACGCGACGATATGGCTTTGGATCCTGCGCTGGAAGGTGTGCCGCGCATGCTGGCGGTCTATGCCCTGTGCCTGGAACGGCTGGGCGGTATGCCGCCGGAGGCACTGGATGCCGATGCCTTGGCCGATGCCCTGCATCCGTCTGATTTGGATGTGCTGTTTTTTGCCCAGGAGCTGCTGGCAAAAAAGCGGCGCCGCCCGAGCGCTATTGCCACGCCGTGCTGATGTTGGGGCAATACGGCCTGCCGGAGAGCCGGGTGCTGGCCATGCCCCTGCCGGAGTTGGACGCGTTTATGCGCCAGGCACGGCAGCTACAGGCGGGCTTGTTGCTGCCGCGGTTGCCGCTTGTCCGCACCACCGCCACCCCGTCTTCCCCGGTTACCGCCGCCAAAGGCGGTACCACCTATATCAGTAAGAGACGCAAAACATGAGTCGTAATCTGATTGAGCTGGTGGCCCGGTTTCAGGACCGGGCATCGCAAGGTTTGCGCCGTTTGTCGACGGAGACACAACGCGCGGCACAGGCACAGGCACGCTCGGCTGCCGTTTCCGTGCGCCAGCAATCTGCGGCACGGGCGGCCTATGCCCGCATCGGTATCCGTTCGGAACGCGAAATCCAGCGCGAAATCGAGCGTACCCAGCGGGCTTACCGGCATTTGGCCCAATCCGGCGTATTGTCGCAACGCGAGTTGGCACGGGCGGCACAAGCCACACGCGGCCGTATCCGTGAGCTGAATAATGAGATGGGGCGCCAAAGCGGTGCACAACGGATTGCGGGTTTGGGACGCGGTCTGGCGGCAGGTGCGGCATCGGTCACCGCCGGCGGCATGGTATTGGCCCGCCCCGTCAGCCGTACCATGGATTACGACACCGAGCTGCGTCACGCGGTCAATACCCTGTATGCGGGCAAAAGCCTGGCCGAAAAACGCGCCGGTATGGCGGAGGTCAACCAAGCGGTGAGTGACGCCGCACATTTGGGCGGCCGCAGCCGCTCGGAAGCCTTGGCCGCCATGAACACCATGGCCGCCAGTGGCGCCATGAGCGACGAGGCGGTGCGTTCTTTGTTGCCGACGGTGATGAAAACAGCTGCCGCGGCCAATGCCGACGGCAACGAGATCGCCACTTTGGTGAGCAAGGCCCTGCAGGCGGGTTTCCGGGAAAGCGACATCCCGGCACTGCTGGATCGTGCGGTGCAATCGGGCGTGGACGGCGGTTTTGAGTTGCGCGACATGGCACGTTGGCTGCCGCAACAAATGGCCGCCATGAAAAACGCCGGTATGGCCGCCACGTTGGATAATTTTTCCGCCATCCTCAGTGCCAACCAATTGTCGTTTATGACTGCGGGCAGCGCCGACGAAGCAGGCAATAATCTGGTCAACCTGCTGGCGAAAATCAACAGTCAGGACACGATTACCAAAGCCAAAAAAATCAAGATTAACGGCAAAGAAGGTTTTGATTTTACTGCCTCCATGACCAAACGGCAGGCAGAGGGCATGAACTCGCTGGATGCCATTGTGGACATTGTGCGCGAGCTGGTGGGCAAAGACGAGAAAAGCCGGGCTTTGATGGCGCAGCTGGCCGCGGCGCAAGGCGACGAAGCCAAGATGGCCATACTGGAGAGCCAGAAAGCCCTGGTGGACGGTACGGCGGTGGGACAGTTGGTATCCGACCGCCAGGCGCTGATGGCCTTGCTGTCGTTGGTCAACAATGCCGAAGCCGCCGAACGTCTGCGCGAGGGCCAGAGCAAGGCGGAAGGTGCGGTACAGGCGAATTACGACTTTCTGGCCGAAGGTTCGGGATTTCGGGTGGCACAAGCCAAGGCCACGGCGGAATCCGCCGAATACGCTGCCTTTAACGAAGGCGCGCACAAGTTGGGCGAAGCCGCCGAAGCACTGACCAATTGGGCGCGGGGCAACCCGGACGGCGCGGCCACGGCCGTGGGCGGCGGCTATGTGGGCGCGGCTGCCGCAGCTGCTTGGGGCGGCTGGTCTGTTTTTGGCGGCAAGGGTTTGTTCGGCGGCTTGTTGGGCGGCAGTAAGGGTTTGGCCGGTGGCGGCGTCGGTGGCGCCGCGGGTGGCGCGGGTGGCGGTATAGCCGCGGGTTCTCTGGCCGCGGCGGCCGCGCCCTTGGCCGTGATGGGCGGTGTGACTTTGTGGGCGGGTAAGAAAGACAAATCCGCGGAAACAAGCGCTTTGCGCAGCGTGAGCCATTATCTCAGCAATTTGCTGCCGGATTTCGGCGGTGACGCCCGCCGCGGGGAGTTGTTGCGCCAACGGGCGGAATTGGGCGGCGAACACGCCCGCAATTACGAAAACTATTTGCGTGCCCAAGGCAAAAACCCTTTGGACAGTCCCGAGCTGCAACAGAGTATGCAGCAGATGCAGCAGTCGGCACAGACCTATCAGCAGGCGGGTGACCAATACGCGCAAGCAGTGTCAGACAACCATCAGGCGGCGGTGCAGCTGACCGCGGCAGCGGGTACCATGCAGACGGCGGCGGCGCAGTTTCAGGCAGCCGCAGGTCGGCCGATACCGGTGACGGTTACGGTGCAGAACGGCCATATTGCCGCCTATATCAACCAAGCGGCGGCACGCGACAATCGGAGAAATTAGATGTCTTGGCAACATACTTTGCTGGATGCCAGTTTTAAAGGTGTGCCCTTTGAGGTGACGGGCGACAGCCTCAAGGGGCAGCACGCTTTGGCGGAGCACGAGTATCCGTATGTGGACGGCGCGGATATTGAAGACACGGGCAGCACGGCTTTGGAAATGAGTCTGACGGCGGTGTTGTACGGTGGGGATTACGAGGGCCGGCTGCAAAGCCTGATCAAAGTGTTGCGCGAGACGGGTGCGGGCGAGCTGGTGCATCCGGTTTACGGCAGTGTACCCGATTGTGTGGTGACGGATTTTGAGGTGCGCCACCATGAAGACAGCCCTGATTTCGCCGAAATCAGCATGGGCTTCAAGCAGTCTGTGGCCGCGGCGCCGTTTTTTGAGCGCGAGTTGCCGCTGGCTTTGGCCGACGAGTTGGATTTTTTGGCGGATTTGGCCACATGGCAGGGTTTTGCGGTGTTCGAGCAGGCCCTGGCGGGCATAGGCCGGGCCAGCCGTCGTTGGAACGCATTTCATGCGGCGGTGCTGAATGTGGTGGGCGTGTTGTACGCCCAAACGGGCCGGATATACGGCGGGGTGTTGGATTTGGCCAATGCGCCGCGGGTGCTGGTGGCGGAGCTGCGTGCGGTCTGCGGTGCGTGGACGCAGATGCACCGGCGCGGCGGCAGCGGTTTGGCCGCCTGGCGTGATACGGTGGCCGGTGTCCGCGGTGCGGCGGATACGCCGCGACAGGTGTATGCGGGTTTGGCGGGCGGGGCTCATGATGCGGATGTGCGCGATATGGCGGCCTTGTGTGCTTTGCTTACCACGGTGGCGGCCACGGAAACCGCGGCGGAAGCAGCCGATATTCTGGCGGCCGAAACCCGGCAGGCGCTACTGACGCCGGACGAGCTGGCCCGTTTGCTGGCAGACGCACGTCTGTTGTTGCGGCGTGCTTTGGCCGCCAACCGGATTTTGGCGCTGATGCTGGCGGCACCCCATTTGGCGCAGGCTTTGGCACAGCGTTTGTTGGATTTGGACGATGATACGGACACGCTGTATGCGGATTTGGCCGCAGCCGGATTGCTGCCGCGAGTGCCGTATCTGCACATTACCGGCGATTTGGGCGCACACATCCGCACCATGGCGCATACTTTGCAGAAACAGACCATGGCAGTCATCAATCTGCGGCCGCCGCTGGTGAAAAAAACGGTGCGCACAGATACCAGTCTGCATTTGCTGGCGTTTGCCTGGTACGGCGACCACAACCGCCAAGCGGAATTGCTGCGGCTCAATCCGCAGATACGCCATCCGAATTTTATTGCCCGTGGGAGTGTTTTGAATGCCTACGCCCGATAATACGGTGTCGCTGCTGATTAACGGCAAGACGCATGCGCAATGGCACGATTACGATATCGACAGCGATCTGCTCACACCGGCAGACGATTTTGCAGTGACCTTGGGCCGCCCGGTGGATGCCAAACCGGATGCGGTGCAGGCGGGAGACGCGGTACAGGTGCGGGTGGGTGAAGACACCGTGTTGTCCGGCCGTATCGACCGGGTGGAAACCCGTACGGAAAAAGGCGAAAAAACGCTCTCCATCAGTGGCCGGGATGACGCGGCGGTGCTGCTGGACTGCTCCTGCCCCGTTTTTGATGCACAGCAGATGGATTTGGCGCAAATCATCGACCAAATCGTGAAGCCTTTGGGTTTGTCCAAAATCCGTATTGATGCAGCCAAAACGGCCAAGACGCACAAGGTGCAGATTGAGCCGGGCACACGGGCTTGGGACGCTTTGGTGCAATATGCGGAAGCCAACGGTTTGTGGCCGTGGCTGGAACCGGACGGTACTTTGGTGGTGGGCGGTCCGGACTATACGGCGCCGCCGGTGGCGGATTTGATTGTGTGCTTGTCCGGTGAGGGCAACAATGTATCAGCGCTGTCGGTCGCCCGCGATATGGCGTCCCGCTACAGTGAAATCACGGTTTTGGGGCAGAGCCACGGCGGCCGGCACAATATCCGTGTCACGGTGAAAGACGAAGCGGTGAAGGTGCACCGGCCTTTGATTGTGGTGGAAGCGGATGTAGACGACCGGGCGGCGGCGGAGCGCAAGGCGAAAAAGCGTCTGGCGGACAGCCGTTTGGACGGCCTGACCATCACGGCCACGGTGAAGGGACACCGCAATGATGAGGGGGTGTTGTGGCAACCGGGACAGCGCATCCGTGTGTTGAGCGAGCCGGACGGCTTGGATGCGGTGTATTTTTTGATGGCGCGCAAGTTTACCGGCGGCCGCGGGCAGCCGACACAAACGGTGCTGACACTGAAAGAAGACGGCGCTTGGGTGTTGGACGCGGAAACGCCCAAGAAAACGGTGGGCGGCCAAAGCGGCGGTAAGCGCAGCCGTGGCGGCCGCCGTCGTGACAAAGGCAGTGCGAAAGAAGAGTTACAGGTCATTTAAACGGGGTTTATATGGACGCTAAATCGGTAGACGGCCGCATTGCCCGTGCCCTGGGCGCGGTGCGGCAGGCATTTCGCGGCAAAATCAGCCGCACGCAGTCGGGCGGCGGCGTGCAACGCATACAGCTGGAAGGCTTGGCCGGAGAAACGGTGCAGGATTTGGAGCATGCCGAGCAGTTCGGCTTTACGGCGCACCCGCCCGCGGGCAGCGATTGCGTGGTGGTGCCTTTGGGCGGCAAGACCTCCCACGGGATTATTGTCACCACCACCAACGGTGCCTACCGCATTACCGGCTTGGCCGAGGGCGAGACGGCGGTGTACAACCAAGACGGTGCGAAAATCGTACTCAAACAAGGCAAAATCATCGAAATCGACTGCAGCCAACTGGTGATCCGGGCGGAGCAAGGCATCAGTATGAGTGCGCCCGCCGGTATGGAAATTGACGCACCCAATGTGCGGTGCACCGCCGAGATAACCGCCCAAGGCCAAATCAACGGCAACGGCGGCCTCAGTATCCAAGGCGGCAACGGTGCGGTATTTACGGGGCCGGTGCGGCAGACCGGCGGCAGCTATACCACAGATCAGGATGTGGTGGCATCGGGCATCAGCCTGAGCGGTCACGACCACACCGCGGGTGTCGGCCCGCCCCAATAAGCGCTGAAGCGCGTCAAGGGCTTTACAGAGCGTCCATATCCCACAATGGGGGTATGGACGCTTTGCTTAATCCCTATACCGCAGACTACCTCCCCAACCGCAGTGCCGCCGGTCTGCAAAACGAGGTGTATATCCGCCTGATGACGCCCTTGGGCAGTTATTGGGGCGACCCGACTCTGGGCAGCCGTCTGCACGAATTGCGCCGCCAAAAGCATGTGCCGCGCATGGCGGTGCTGGCACGGCAATACGCCGAACAGGCTTTGCAGGTGGTGCAGGACAAAGGGCGGGCACGCAGTATTGCGGTAAGCGCGGTTTTGCCGCGCACCGGCCGGTTGCGCTTGGATGTGGAGGCGGTAGACCCCGGCGGGGAGCGGGTGAGCCTGGCTTATGAGGTGGCGCTGGCATGAAAAATTTTGAAGAAATCCGCGCGGATTATCTGCGCGACCTGCAAAACCGTGTACCGGCCGCGCATGTGCACCCGGGCAGCGACAACCATGCTCGCGCGACAGCCTTGGCCGCCTTGGCGGAAGGCCAATACCGCCACCAAGAGTGGGTATTGCGCCAGGCATTCGCGGATACGGCAGACAGCGCCTATTTGGAAAAACACGCGGCCATATACCGGATTGTGCGCAAACCGGGTGTGGCGGCATCGGGCAGTGTGCGAATCAGCGGCCGTCCGGGCACGGTTTTGCCCGCCGGACTGACGCTCAGTTGCGGGGACAGTCTGTACCGTACTGCAGACGGGGTGCTGATCGGCCCCGGCGGCAGTGCGGATGTGGTCTGCCACGCGGTGGCCGTCGGCACGGCACACAACCAGGCGGACAACAGTGCGGCTCTGTTGCAGAGCGCGCCGGCCGGGGCGGACAGTGCGGCGGTGCTGTTGTCGGCTGCGGGCGGTACGGATGCGGAGGACGATGCCGCATTGCTGGCCCGTCTGCTCGACCATCTGCGACGCCCGCCCGCGGGCGGGAACGCACACGATTACTATCGTTGGGCCATGGAAGTGCCGGGGGTGACACGGGCATTTGTGTATCCGCTGCGCCGGGGCTTGGGTACGGTGGATATTGCGATATTGGCACAGGCGGGTCTGCCCGGCCCGGGGGTGGTGGCCGCGGTGCAGGATTATATCGACGAGCGGCGGCCGGTGACCGCCAAAAATGCCTTGGTATTGGCGCCGACCGCTGTGCGGGTGGATGTGCAAGCGCAAGTGCGCTTGTTGCCCGGGGCGGTATTGGCCGAGGTAACCGCGGCGGTACGGACCATGCTGGAAGCCTATTTTGCCCGCCTGCAACCGGGTGAAACGGTGTACCGCAGCCAAATTGAAGGCCTGATCAGCCAGGCGGCTGGCGTGCAGGACCGTATTGTGTCCGCACCCGCGGCGAATGTGGCGGCCACGGTGACACCCGAGCTGCAATGGGCGGTTTTAGGCGATGTGGAGTTGACGGCGGTATGAGCACTTATGCACAGCTGATCCGCGATTATTTTCCGCCGGTCAGTTACGACCTTGCCGCAGGCGGCCAGGCGGCGGAACGTGCCGCCGAGGCGGCGGTATTGGATGCCGTCAACGGCCAAGCCGGGCGGGTAACGGGTGCGTTTTATCCGCCGACGGCGGCAGCGTATATCACCCGCTGGGAAACCGTGTTGGACATCGAACCGCCGGAGCCCGGCAATTACGCCCGCCGGGTGGCGGACGTATTGGCGCGGCTCAATGCGGTCGGCGGCTTGAGCATACCTTATTTTATCGGTCTGGCCGCAGCCGCAGGCTACAGTATCACCATTGCCGAACCCCAACCTTTCCGCGCGGGTGTGAATCGTGCGGGAGACCGTTTGGCGGCGGAGGACATTATGTGGGTGTGGCGTGTGGATGTGGCGGCGGCCAGCCAGACCGTGTGGTATTTCCGCGCCGGTGCGGGCGGCGCGGGCGGCCGCCTGAGCAGTTACAGTGATGCGGTGATTGAAGCGCTGTTTAAGCGCTTGAAACCCGCACATACCGCCGTCCGATTTACTTACCGATGAGGGTTTGACAATGTATCCGATTGATACGCAAGACAATGTATTTCACGACGGCGACGGGGTGGCCGAGCCGGGCACGATATTGCCGGCATGGTGGCTGAATATGATGCAGGCCGAGCAGTTGGCTTTGTTGTCGGCGGCCAATATCACCCCCGACCGGGGTCAGAACAATCAGGTACTGGCGGCTTTGAACGCGCTGTACGGATCACCGGCGGCGGCCAGTTTGTCCGCAGCCGGCATTGTGCGGCTGTCCAGCTCCACCAACAGCACCGACGAAACCATGGCCGCCACACCCAAGGCCGTACGCGAAGCCATGCTGGCGGCGCAGTCTGCCGTATCCAGCGG